AATCAAAAGATTTATCACTTTGGGATTGCATAAACTCCATGCAATCCCCGTTTATTAATGTTATGTTTCCACATTTTTCAATTTTCATCTTTATATCCTCCCGCTTTTGTAAAATAACCTATTACGCCAATTATAAAGCAAACAATAAATAGTTCCATATTTAAAACTTCATGTAGTTATCAACTTGCATTTCCTCGGAAATGATCCGGTCAAATGCTTTTATAATCTCCTTTTTCCGGGCAACCTCAAACGCCGTAAAATCAATTTCCGGGCTTTCGGTTCCTTTTCGGCGAACTTGAAACGCTGTATATTGGTTTATCATTCCACGGGCTACACGCTGCATATACCGGGCAAACGCTTCTTTTCGGTCGTCCTCTTTAACTTGTACATCATCAGCCAACCCGCATTTTTGCAACCATTCATACAAAAACATATCATCAGTTAGCCCCAATATTAATTTCCCGGTGTATTTGTAGCAAAGGAAAATATAACGGTTCCGCCATTGTCTTTGTATCTCAAATCTCCGGATTTGCTCCGGCGAAATTTCATTGTTTTTTTCCGGTATAGCTTTGTATGCTTTGTCAATTACATCTGTCTGCTTTTGCTTGTATGCTTTCAGAATCTTTGCAAAGTAATCGGCGTTGAACTGTTGATAATGGTTTTTGTCCGGATTCCCTTGTTTATCTTTCGGCAAATATTCGTCTAACTCTCCGGTCGTCGCCAATTCAAAAGCCATCTTAATATCAGCCAACGTCATATCTGAGTAATAACGTTTCAGAATATCCAACAACCGGGATTGTATATAATTCCAATCATTTTCATTCTGTGGTATTATATAACCAACGTCTATTGCTATACGCTTAAACAGTAACGAAAGATTTTCAACTAATTTTGCATCGTCAATTTCCGCAATTGGTGTTTTTGTTGACGCTGCGAAAACATATTTTTCAACTTGGTTTAATGCTTTGGCAACCTCCGGCAATTGCACCATTCTACGGCGTACTTCAATGGCTTTTGTTCCGGGCTTGGTATTATATATTTCTAACGCCGTATTTTCTTTTTTTTCAATTGCTCCCATATCAATCAAAATCATTGTTTAAATACTTCATCATATCCGCAATTTCTTTGCTGCTTTGCTGCTCTGTCTTTACGGAACGTTTCATTTTTTCCCATTTTTCGTATTTTTCGGGGGTTGAATCATATTCTAACGCCGCCCAACCTTTTGAAATGCTTTCTTTTATCAGAATCAGCGCAAATTCTTCCGGGTATTTACTCAAACCATTTAAGTTTGCTTGTATCGCTGAAAAACTCTTTTGCGACGTTCTCCATTTCGGTTGACACATCAAAATATAAAAGTTCCGTTTAAATTCATCGCTATCAAATGGGAATACAAGTTTTGCAAAGTAATTATCAACTTTATCAATTACTTGTTTTCTGACGTCCAACAATTCCGGGGTAAACCCATAAACAATACTTGCTTTAACTGTTTTTTCTTCGTTTGAAAAATTGTCTTGTGAAAATCCGTTTGGATTTTCTTTTGAGGCTTTAGCCTCTTTCTTCATAGTATTATTAATATTATTATTATTAATATTATAGTCTTGTAGTCCGTTTTCGGACTGATTAAAGTCCGTTTTCGGACTGTTGTTTAGTCCGTTTTCGGACTGCTGTATATTAATATTATAGTCTTGTAGTCCGTTTTCGGACTGATTAAAGTCCGTTTCGCTTCTGTTCCATGTTTTACATTTTTCTGTAAATCTTAGATACTTTGTTTTCCCAAAAGAACTCAACTCAATAAATCCTCTGTCTGCAAGTTCTTTAATGTTTTTGTAAACTCTTTTAGGGATTGAAAAAAGCAACGGAAAATCATCTACCATTTTTGTTTCCGAATATTGATACCAAACAATGCCATCAACCGTAATTGTATTAGTCCACGTTGGCAATGTCATACACGCTGCAAGCGTTGTTGTTTGAACAATAGTCAGTTCATTTGCAACGGCGAATCTTTGGTCAATCAAAATATTGTAAGTCATAATTAAAAAAGAAAAGCCCCAATTAGAGCCGTTACACATCTAAAAGGGGCTTTGTAGCTAATTAGCAAATATCTTTCAATCGGTAACGGTCGATTGTTTTACGCCACAAATATAATACTTTATTTTTATTCCAACAACTGTACGGGCTTAAATGCTTCTTTTACCGCAAACAAATTTCCCTCACTTTCGTTTGGAACAATCGTAACAACCGGATAACGGGAACGGTCGCCGGGCTTTTGAGAAACTGCAAATTGTACGTTCATATCAAAGATAATTCCTTTGACGAACTTCTTTTCTTCCAATATGGCGTCGAATGTATCACGGATATTGGGTATTGTTGACGCCGTACCCTTTGTCGTGAATTGCCATACCCCGCCAACGCCACGAACCAACGGAACAATAAAAGTTACGGTTAACGTTACAATCCATCCGTCGCCGCCATTCTTAACAGCCCGGTTTGGGTGTTTTTGCGCAACGCCTGCCATTAAATCGGGATAATCCTTTGTACTATATTGACAATATTGTTTTCCGTTCCATACAAAGAACGTTTCCCCGTCGCCGTATGCTATGCGTCGCCCGTCGTCGTTCCGGTATTCGTACATTTCATTGCAAACCTTTTCCGGGGCGTCGTCCGGGAAAACAATCTGTATTGTTTGCGGTTTCTCGCCGTATGCTTTCGTAAACAATCCTGCATACTTTCCGGTTGGTATAAAATAATCAACGCTTTTTGGGTATTCTTTGCCGTTTGCCGCCTTTTCCTTGTACCCTACTTTGATAAACCCCACACGTGGCAAAACAACACGTTGTATGCCGGTGGTTGGTCTGTTTATGTTTATACGTCCTTTCATAATCAAATATTAATTTCAGTATTCAACAAATCTTTCTTTGTCACGGGTTCCGGCTTTTTAGGCTGTTTTTCTTCGATTTTAGCCACTTTTTCTTTTTTTGGTGTAATTGTACGTTTTGCGGTTTTCTTTTCCTTGACGGGCTTGTTTTCCGCCGTTTTTGCCGTTTTTCGTGTGGTTCTCTTTACGGTCTTGGTTTTCTTTTCCTCCGGTTCCGGTTGTGGTTCGGGTTCCGGGTCTTTCTTCAAATCCTCAACGGTAACGGCTTTTTCCGGTTCCGGCTTTTTCTTTTCCGCCGGGGCTTTGCTTTTAACAAGTTCCGCCAACGTCAGCGAAACAATATTGTTTGTCAAATCCGGTTCGTTATCCAATGATATTTCCCCGGAAACCGCCGTAAATGTATTATCCCGTTTTTCGTCCTCAATTGCTGCCAACTCCAAAAGATACGGGATTTTCTTTGCGTTCGGGCTGTCGGTTTGGTCTTTCAAATTGTACGTCGGTTTCTTTCGCCAATCTTTCGGGCTGAAATTGAAAACACGGTCAATCGGAATATCCGGGAAATTTTCGTTCCACATCATCGCATATAAATGCAACTGAATTTCCGCTTCTTCGTAAAATCCTTTGCGCCCGCTTTTGAAATCCACAATTGCGTTTATGTATTCTTTTGAACCGGGCTTTGATACCATCGCACACGGTAAATCAATCATTCCGGCGTAATTATGAACGGGGTGTACCAACGCAATTTCCACGGCTAACGGTTTAACGTCATAATCCAAAACAAATTGCGCAAATGCCAATATATCCTTTTTGAAATCATCAGCGTAATAAATGAAATCGGCGGGCAATTTGTTGTTATCAATATAATCTTTCAATTTGGCTTTCAGTCCGTCCAAATCATAAAAGCGGTTAATTATAAGTTCTTCAAATTGGGCGTGCATGAATGTACCATACGCCGCCCGTTCTGCTTTGTATCTTTCCGCCTCGTCAATTCCTTTTTCGGCAATCCATTTAATCAGAAATTCCGATTTTGGCATTGTCTGCGATAATATGGTTGTAACTGACGGATAAAATTCCGGGTTTCCGTTATCGTCAAACTTGTAATAATATCGGTGTCCCTTGCTATTTAGCTGCCATACTTTATACGGCGGTTCGATTAATGCACCATCAAAAAACATTGCTGTCATTTCCTCAACCGTCATGCCCGGCACAATTTCAAAAGCCCCGGCGGGCTGTTCTATTTCGACGGCATCCAATCCGGGGACAATCTGTTGTTCATCGTTTATTTCCGGGAATTTATCGGCGGGCAATTGTCCCATTGCTTCCGCCAACTTCTTAACCGCATTTACTGCGTTACCCATTGTGTTTGCAATACTTTTTTCCGGGTTTTCCGGCTGTTTCTTTTTCGCTCTCATGTTATTTGCTCTTTAATTCGTTAAACAATACATAAACCATTAATCCACACATTGCAGAAAACAAAAAATGGATATAATTCCAAAATCCGGCAATAAAACATATTACTCCGAAAATGCTAAATATCATTGCAAAAACCTTTGCTTGCCACGCATCGGAAAAGAAAACATCAACCATCTTTTCCATTTTTTCGATAAACTTCTTTTTCATGGTTTTAATCCTCCATTCCAAACAGATAATCGGCGGAACAACCGCACATTTCGCAAATTATTACTACCCATTCCGGAACAATCCTTTTGGTTGTCCCGTTGCAAAGATTTGTCATATTTACCTGCTGTGCGCTTTCGCTTGCGCCCTCAAACAATCGGGCTGCAATATCCTTTTTCAATACTTTCTTTCCGTTTGCCTCTGAACGGGCGATTGCTTCGTTTACTCTCAATTTCATATTGTTTTATTTTTATGGTTATTACTCTACATGCCCGCAATGTTTGCAGGTTTTTTCCTCAAATATCGGTTCGTATTCATACGGGGTTAAATACCCATCGCCGCCGCAACATTTATAATCGGCGTCGGTAACTTCCATTTCTCCGCCACATACCGGGCAATCTCCTTTTCCGACCAATACCAAATTCAGAAATGCGTCCAAATGTTCGGAACGTACAACCGAAATTCCGGTTGCTTTGATAATGCCGACAACATCAGAAACCGGAACGTCACGTTCGATACTATCAAACAAAGTGCATCCCCAAAATTCCGGGTCGTCTTGTATCATTTCCTTTTGGATTAATTGGTTTACAATGATTGTTTCAACTTCTGTTGCTTTCTTTCCGGCTGCTTTCGCCAAAATGTTCAATTCTTTGTCTTTTCTGATATTCATATTATTTCGCACTATCCCCGTGCGTGGGCTTAACTTCAATGCAAAGGTACAAATATTTCTTTAATTACCAAAAATAAATACTTTTATTTCAAATTTATTTTTGCGGGTTGTTTTGCAATTTACGGCAAACAATATATTTTTGTGGTACCGCATCAACCAAATATCGCTCTCGGTTACTGCGTAAAATTCCCCCGGTGCATATTGATTTATGACGCCGGGGGGCTTTTTATTTCTTACTCTGATAATACAACCATTTGTAAATTTCGCCGTAATATCCGGTTTCCAATACTGCTTTTATTTTATCCTGCTTTCTTAATGCGTACCGCATGGCTTTTAAGTATTAAACCGGGGATTGCTCCCCGGCTGTTTATTATTTCAAATATGCAATTGTAAGTCCGTTCAACATCTGTTTTCCGTATTCGATAATTTCAGAAACTTTCTTTTCTATTGTTTCCGGGTCTGTTGGGAAACGTTCGTCTATGCTTTTATAAAAATCCGCTTTGTATGTTTCCAACCATTCCGGGGATTTGCCTAAACGCCTTTCTATCGCAATACATTGTCGTGCCTCTTTCAATGCCGCCTCACGGTCTGCCATATATACGGACGTTGAATAATTAGCCCGTTTTTGCGCCCCTGCCAATCGCTTTCCGTAATCTCCTTTTCCTACCAAATCCAAACGACCAAAATAAAATTCGCCGCTAACGCTGCACGCCACATAATCACGGGTTGACGTCCTTTTTGAAACAACGTTTCCGTTTTCGTCCTTAACTTCATATAAGTATTTTTTGCCCTTTTGGGTCTTTGTCAAAATGTACTTTTCCATGTCTTTGTTATTTTATGCCGGGGTTTCCCCCGGCGTTGTTTATGCAATACGAATTAAATTAGCTTTTTTGAAACATCTATATTCCTGCTTTTCGGTGTCGAAATAGGTTTGAACCGTGTCGGCTGGTTTACGGGTTCCGGTTGGTGCCGGGATTATGTCCGGGTTCATTGTTCCGTATGCCTCACGCAATGAACCGTCTATTTTCTGAAAGTAGAATTTTACAATTCGTTTTTTCATTTCGGCTTTCAACTTAATGTTCAACCATGCACATTTTAAAGCCTCTGAAAGTTTATAACCATTGCGTTTTACGAACTGCCACGCCAATTTGAAAATCTCGCTTAACTTGTTTCTTTTTTCTGAACTCATACGAATTTGTATTTGGTTCCGGGAACCCGCCCGGTCGGTGCGTTGAACTTTCAACACTGCAAAGATATGTATTTATTTTTAATTGCCAAAAATATTTCTTTTTATTTTATCAAAGCAAAGCAAAAATATTTTCTTTGGCTGTTTTAAAAATTATTTTCCCGGAATTTTCGATTTAAGCGACTTTTTTACAGCCGGACGTGTAATTTATCCAATTTGAAATAAAAACGCCGTTACGGGGCTAATTTGGGGCAAAAATAAAACCGGGCATTTTGCCCGGCTGTCTTACATTACTAACGTTCCGATTTGCTTTGCTATTTCCAAAACTTCTTTCTTTGTTTTTACTTCATTTGGTATAACCGTACCATTTGCAGATTTTGAAAACGTTTCCCGTGATTGAACCCATACATAAACCGTACCGCCAATTTGATTTTTTTCGGTTGTCCATTTTATTTTACCATATCTTATTTGCCAATATGTACCGCCCCCGAATGGCATATAATGACCTTTGTCGTCATTCCATGATAAAACAACCCGCTTTGCTTTGAAATAACGTGTTCCGTCTGTATTAGTAAAACAAATGTCGTATGCGCTGTTTTGTTTCCATTTTGAACAAAGTTCTTTGCGCTGTTCCAACAATTCGTTTTTTATCTCGATGTCTAAATCATCTAATTTCATATTACTTTGGATTGTGCCGGGGTTCCCCCCGGCTTTTTATTACTCAATTTCGTAAATATTGCACGTGCTTTCTGTTGCAACATAGGTTGGCATTTTCTGTTTTTTCAGAAAACAGATATTTTCAACGGCGGAACGGCTGGTATAAAAGTAAATCCCGAATTTCTTACCAATAAACAACAAATCATTTACCCCGGTTTCCTTTTTATCATCAAATATTACTTGACTGAATTTAATACTTTCAAAGTTAACTTTTCCGTCCAACTTCTGTGCAATTTCTGCAATGTCTGTTGCAATAGTTCTTTTCTTTTCCATATTCATTTGAATTTATTCCGGGAACCCGCCCGGTCGGATATTATTTAATGTAGAATGAAATTTTGATACCACGACGCAATTTACATACGGTTTTGTCGTCCTTTCCATTGAACGCACGGCGCAACATTTTGTTTGCCATTCCAACGCCAATCAATTCAATCAATCCTTTTACGCCGACCAATTTATTTATCTTTTTTCCGTCAACTATTCCGTTAACCTTGATACGGAAATTGCGATTGATTGATTTTGTTGAATATTCCAAACCGTTGTAAATTGTTGTTGCCATTTTGATTTTTCTTTTAATGTTCGGGGAAAACGCCCCGTCGTTGTTGTTTGACAATGCAAATATACAACCTTTATTTTAATTACCAAAAGAATTTCTTTTTATTTTGAGCAAAACGCATAAAAAAATTTTTCTTTTGGTTCAAAAGATAGTTATTTTTGGCGAATTTTCGATTTAAGCCACTTTCTTTGCTCAGATATAAATTTATCCACCGGAATAAAAAAAGCCCGCTACGGGGCTAAAAATGGGCAAAACGAAAAAAGCCGGGGCAAACCCGGCTAATCCTTGAAAACAATCTCTAATTATGTGGTCAAATGTAATTCGATACAAAGATAGTTATTTTTCTATCTCTATATATTCAACCCCCATTATTTTTGTATGCGGGTTCCTGCTGATAACATCAATTTCCCGGTTCTTTATTTTCTTGGTTTTCCAAAGGAAATTAAGAAACCTTTTATATTGTACGGTCGCAACAATTAAAATGCTGTCACGGTTTACAAACGTCCCGGAAAACGTTCCGTCCGGTGTCGTGATTCCGTTTAAGGAAAACCACGGGTCGGAAATATCAACGCATTTCAGAACCGTTTTTGTTGTATCTCCGGGTAAATAAACAATACTATCCCGGACGGTTCCCCGTAACTGGGTTATTGTTTCCATTTGCGCCGTTGTTACCGCCTCCAATTCCCGGTTCTTTGTTTGCAGGTTTTTTATTAATTCTGCATCGCTCGCCCGGTATCTTTCAAACTCCGACAATTTCAGTTCCAAAACTCCAACTTTGGCGGCGTTCAAACTATCCTTTGTTTTGTACGTTTCGACGTCCTGCAACAATGTTTCTGTATTTCCCCGGTATCTGTTCCGTTCGTCCGTCAATTTTTCAATTTTCGTTCGTTGCACCCATATTGTTGCAACGGCGGCAACTACCATCGCAATTGCCGCCCAAATCAAATACTTTTTCATACAATTTTCTTTATTGCTTCAAAATGTACCTTTGCAATCCTTTCTTTTCCGTCGTCGCTCATCATAAAACGGCAATCCTTTTCATTATCAAAAAAGAAATTTTCAGATAATACCGCCGGGCAAACAGTATGTTTCAGAATATAAAATTGGCTTTCTTTGTCCGGGTCGCCGTCCACATAATCAAAACGCATTTTCCAACCATCCGGGGCAAACTCTTTTTCCGCCTCCTTACAAAGAACGGTTGCGATTGCATCCGCTTTCGTTTGTCCTACGCTTGTATAACATTCCCACCCGGTGCCGCCTCCGGCGTTCCCGTGAACGCTAAACAAAACGGCGTTGTTGCCGCAATCTGCATGGATAACGTTTGCACGTCGGCAACGTTCCGGTAATGATACGTCGTTGTCCTCCGGTACCAAAATTTCAAACTTTATTCCCTCCGCTTTCAACATCGCCGCAATACGGCGTACAATATCACGGTTAAACTCCCATTCAAACAATTGGGAACCGTCCCCCCAAATGGGGGAACGTTTCCCGGCACAATCCACGCCGTGCCCTCCATCAAGAATAACAACTTTCTGTTTCATAACTCCATTTAAATTTTTTATATGTTTTTCTTTCGCCTCTGCATACCCTTGCAATACAACTATAACTAAAATCGTTTTTTCTTGCTGCTTGGTGTACGCTGTTATATTTAGCCACAATGTTATTTTTCATGTCATATTGAATTACTGCTTTTGCGTCCGGGCTTTTCCCCTCAAACCATAATTGCCAACTTTTAAGAACTGCCAACAAATAAGAAACGGGGCCGGGCTGTTGGCTTGCCCTTTCGGTCGGTTAATTACTCCGCCTATCCCCGTTGCAAATATAATTATTTATTTACTCATTTTCTTTTTCTCCTTTTCTTCGGGGTCATCCCCAAATTCTTTTTCCAATCTGTCAATTATCGGTTGCAAATGCGACGGCAAAGCCCTTGTAAACTCCAAACGGATAACATGGTAAATAATACGTAACGCCAAATTCCGGGGGTACGCAATAATCAGATTGCGGAACGCATTTTGCAAATACACATACATAAACACGTATGTTAGTGATTTTACCACGATAACCGCCGCATTTTCATCGCCGCAATTTTTCATTATTACAAAAATCGCCTCCACGATAAACAGATACAACAGAAATTCGCACAATGCGTTTTTAAACTTCCGGAACGAAAAGTTTTTGCATCGCACAATCGCCACGCCGTCCGCCCTCATACCCGCCCAAATATTGAACGCAAACATTACTACTAACGCATAAACAAATCCTTTTGTCGGGGTTAAATACCCTAATACCGGGCTAACCGTGGAAATGGCAATTATTCGCCATTGTTCCCAATTTATTATTCTTTCCATGTTTTTTAAAAATTATTTTTATTCATATCGGGAAATAGCATTCATTTTGCTTGTTAAATACGACGCCATTCTACTCCACCCCATACCTTTTTGCGGATGCACTCTGTCGGGTATTGTTTCATCTGCGTTCCATTGTGTTATACCGCAACACATCATATCTACAACCTCAACGTTACACCAATCGGATACTGATTTAATTGCATTTGATAAATCCTGGTATGTTACCCCCGAATCGTTTGTAGGATTATTATAATTAATTCCTTTTCTTGTAATTGGAACCAATACAATAACTTTTGCTTGCGGCATCCATATTTGCATTTTCATCAGACACGACGCCATACCTCCCCATGTATTAGTAACATCATAATCGCCGCCGTTATAATATCCCTCTGCATTAATCCAATCAGTATCTGTTTGATTATCCACCGACCATAATGGTCTTAGACTTCCGTTAGTTCCACCACTTTCTATTTCTTCTACTCCGTTAAAATCATTAGTACCTCCCATAATATATATAACGTCTATCATATCTTTAATACCTTCGGGGAACATAGACGTAATTCTATCCCATGAACAAAAGCAACCTCTATGTATCTCAATTGGATATCCCAATACGGTTTCTATTTCTTGTTTTTCTTCTTCTGTTGTATTAACAGTAACAATTCCATTATTCGAATTTATTTGCCCATTTTTCGCTTTATATCTATTTACATAATTCCCCGTGCTTCCGACCTTACTATAATATGCATTATCATTCCATCTATAGGTTTGTCCGCCCACACCTCTACAATATAATTCAGAAAATTCTAGTTTTTTCGCCATATTAGGAAGCCACTTTTCATTGAATACTCCTATATAATCACCGTTGCATAGTGCCGTAATAGAATCTCCATATCCTGCGCCTTTTGCTCCTTTCCAAATATTATATACGATTTCACTTCTAGATATACCTATTGAAGAAACAATATATTCAAAATTCAATTGTGACGCAACTGCTACTCCGGCATAAAATCTAATTTCTACATATTCAACATCATCTGAAACAATAAATTCTTTTGTTTTATTTGCTTCTAATCCTATTATTGAACCTGCGTCTACACCTCCTTTAAACGCTCTAACATATACTGATGCATCACCGTTATTCGGTTGGGTTATATCTCCTATTTTTAGGCTATAACTTCCCGGCTGTAATATAATTTTCTTTACTACAAAATAATCAAATGTTTTTCCATTTCCTATATATTTAATTTCTCCTATATTATATACTCCCTTTATATTTTCAATTTCATCAAACGCATTTTTTGAAACAATTGTCCTATATGTGTTATAGGATGATGATATTATAATAAATGACGCATTTTCGGGAAAAGATGATTTTAAAAATACCTTTGTTTTAATTACTCCCCCACTATCTGATACACTAGATATGTATTGTTTTTCTGAATCAAAAAATGTTATAGGGTCATAGTTTGACGCCGACACGTATGTCATTAATATACCAATACCAATATCTTGTATTGGTATATAGCCCGAATTTACTCCACCATTAATCTGAACGCCGTTTTTATAATGTCCTAATTCTGTTAACAAATTTTCATACCCTAATGAATTAAGAAAAGTTTCACCATAATCATTTTCTAATCTTTTAAAATCTGATAATATTCCAATTCCGGTATCATACTTTATCCAATTCCCATTATTGTTTGCCAATATTAATACTTGGTCTAAAAGTTCTATACCTTGAAAATTAACATAGACGCCTTTCTGCGATGCTAAATAAAATACATTTTGGTCGGGCGTTCCCGGGTTTGTTTCGGGTGTTGCAATTCCTGCAAATGTCGCATTATCTCCTATTGTTGATATTATAGTTAACAATGCGTTTTGCATTATCTGCCCGGTAATTTCTTGGTTTCCGTTCGTCTTTATGACGTCGGAAATAGCTTGTTTTAATTCTTCATAATTTCCCATAATTTAATAATTTAATTGTTGTCAAAATCATTATTGAAATCGCCGTTAAAATCTCCTTTATTTGCTATTACATAGCCACGTCCTATTTTCTTCATGACGGTATTTGTTTTAAACTCAATTTCCACGCTCGCCAAATCCCCCTGCGTTTGCCATTTCGGGGTAATTAAAAACGTGTCGCAATCGTATTCCCTGCCGTATTTATCTGTTATATGAATATAATCAGCCATACGGATAAAACGCATAACGTCGCAAAGGAACTCCGGTGCCAATATCGTACATTTAAACGTTTTGACTGATATTTGTTTTTCCGGAAAAAAATACCCGTCCCGTTCTTCTCCGTCCTCTTCAAATTCATAATCCGGTTTTCCCAACTCTGTACAAAGGTACAACGTATTTTTGAAATCCGGGTTTTTATATACTATTTGCCCGGCGTCAAATACCAAATTTTCAATATCCCACCATTGTATTTTTAAGTAACCGGAAACATCTTGTACGACCGTGAACATTTCAGAATACCACGTTTGCACGCCATCCGATAACGTCATATAATATATTCCGTCCAACTGATTTAATGGCATGGGTAAAATTGACGGGTACAATATAACATCATAACCCAACGTTTGAAACCGGACAATCTGCAATCCGGTTTCTTTCATATACGTTGTTATGTTTGCAACTTGCTTTCCGGTCTTTTCATACAATACCACTGACGTAACATTGTTTGACCGTGTGTTTCTCATTATCTGAAACGGTAACAATCTATCAGCCGGGGCAAATAACGGGTAAATTGCGCCGTATGCGTAACTTTTTCTGTGGTTCTGTTCATTTATTGACGTGTACCACGGCAAAACGCTTATATTATTATTCTGTATCATATTTCAACGTTGCTTTAATGTTTCGACTACACAAATTTACGCTTAATTTATCAACTTGACCGTTACCGATATATGTTTTAACTAACTGCATCGGGTTTGGGTCTGTGGTTCCTGCCGGGAAATTCAATGTTTGTTTCTTTTTACGTTCCAATCCTCCCATAGCATAATATGGGGAATTATTTATTTTGAAATTCCGTGCGGGCATATCATAAACCCAATATGTCGGTTGTATATTGATAAACGCTAAATATCCATTTTGCAAAAAATATTCTACGCCATCAACGGTTTGTCTTGTGAAAGGCAATTCCAATTGTCCGCCGCCGGACGGCGTAACTGCTGCAAACAATGCGAATCCATCGGAACTAATTGCACCGGGGTTTAACAACATCAAATCTATGTCAGACGTAAAATTTGATATGTTAATTTCTTCAATTTTCCCGGCTGTTACATATTTGGACGTAATTTCTATTGGTAAACCCTCAAATGGTGTTGTTACATCATCCATCCACTCAAATTGATAACGTTCCGGCATTTCTACTTTGTCAAATGAATATTCAGACGTTGCAAAAGCTAATTTTTTGCCGTTCCTAACGTTTTCTAATTGTGTTAAATCATAATCAATAATCGGGTTATATCCATACGAACCGCCATTTCTAAACCAACTTACCTGTTCAATTTTAAATTTTCCGTCCTCAATATACCAATAACATTTGTAAATATCCCGTAACATCGTCATAATCTGTTGTAATGTAATCGGGGCTTTTTGCGCCGGGGTTTTATATTCGCCATTAATGATATTACTTTTCTGACTTATTAGCAACTTAAATGACCGCCCGGAAATAGGATTGTTTTTGTTATAAAGAAATTGGCTGTATTCCGGCGTCGCTTCATGCGTTACACTGGGGGCAAATTCTTTTAACAATACATTGATACATGACGATAACGTAAACGCATCACGCAAAGTATATGCTTTTCGGGCTTTTTCCTCTAATATCCAATCCATCAGATAAAACCCAAACCATAACGACGCATAACGCCACGTTGACCGGGCGATTGGATAAAACGTTTGTCCATATATGGAATAAGGCGGCTCAAAATACTTTCCACTGTCGGCTAATCCCCACTCGGTAGGCGTATCTGAAAAATTATTAGATATAAATGCCACGTCGATTGCGTAACCAATTGCCCGGCGGTAATTTCTATTATTATCTACAATATCATCGGACGACAACGGGTATGTATCTAAATCGTCTATTTTATCAACATCAACCAAATATCGGGCGTATATATTATAACTTTTCATATCGGCGTGCATCGTACCCGTTGCTCCGGAACCCTCAACGGCGGTTAAATCAAATTCCAACGTATCAAAAGGTTCTTGCGTTGTCTTTGTATACCGGAACATTGCCACATCATCAGAACGGCGGCGTATCTCAACACCTGCTAGCCCAATAGGTAGCCCACCCGCAACTCGTTTTTGTGCAATATGGATATAATAATTTACATTTAATTCCGGGTATAAATCTCCCATAAATTCATCAGGACTTACACCCGTCGACATCCGCCCAACATAAAGCCCGGATATTACCGCCGGGGAACCGTGCGACGTAATTTGTATTTCTTTCAAAATATTACATAGTGCAAAATGATAGGTTTGTATTAATGCGTTTTGGTCAGTCGTGGCGTTTGCGTCTTGTTCCCAATTCGTGCCGCCCAAAAAGCACGAAACAATACTATCTCCGGGAACGTATATTTGTATCAATGGGCGTTTTCTTATTGTAAGAAATTCGATTTGTGGGGTCAACTCAATTAAATTGTATTCCTTTTCCAATCCTGCCAAAACGTCGTTGTATTGGTCTATTGTTTCCGGCTGTACCGTAACCAATTTATCATCATCATTAAACGTACAATCCGTTTTCATAAACTTTGCTTTATAGTATTGATTGTATGTTTGTCCCCAATCATCGCTTTTTTCGATATATAGGAAAAATTCAGAATCAAACGGGGCGTCATTGATAATATCGTAATCAGCACGGACAAAGTTTATTTTACCGGACAATTTAGCCCGGTAAAACCTTTGATTTGTTTCCAACTCATAATCCAACGTTAAATCATCCTTATAATTGGGGCGGACGGTTTGTTTGGTTCCGTCCTCCCCTATCTGCAAAAAGAATCTATATTTTGGTGTCATAGTCTTTTTATTTTACGTTTCAAATTCTTGTAACTTTCAATCGTATTTCCGTCGCCATCCACGTAAACCCGTCGTCGGTTCTGTTCCTTAATTTCCCTTACATCATCCGACAATTTGCGTAAATCCGGGCTTTGTCCGGTAACGTTTAACGTCAAACCGTCGCCGTCTGAATAGGATTTTAAATACTTGTGTGCAAATGTACCATTGTTTAGCGAATTGATAACGTCCGGTATTATCTTTCTGAAACGGCGTGAACTTCGTTTATTTATCACGGCGAAAAATTCGCCTCCCTCGGCCCGTCGGCGGGTTCCGTCCGGTTTCGTTCCTAAATCAATATCATTTCCGCTTTGGTGCGAACCGCCCTCCAAAAGTTCAACGGTACCGTCGCCGTATGTTTCCGTTCCTCCGGTTCCTCCGGTCTGTTTTGCCAATTGCGCCGCCTTGATTTTAGACGCTGCAAAACTCGCCCACATTACGGCAATTGCAGGTATTGCAAACGGGAAACCTAATTGCGACCATATCAACGCCGTTGCTGTTACCATGTTTCCGATTTGCTGCAATGTTTGTATTGCTGCCTGCTGTTTTTGCGCTTTCTGTTGTTCTTTCAACGCTTTTTCTTGGTTTTTCTTTGCCAAATCCAACTCCTTTTGCGCTTGTACAACATTATTGGCGTACCCGTTTGCCCTTGCTTCCAATTCTGCATCCAACGCCGATTGTGCGGCGGAAACCTCTTTATCCGCTTGCTCAACGGCTGCATCTGCTGCGGCAACACGTGCCGCCGTGAATGTATTTAACGCATCCAATGCGTATTGCATAGACGTATTAATTGCCTCTTTTTGGTCGTCGTCCAAATTAAGCCCAAACAAACCGTAAATGTCTGTTCCTCGTTCCTCCCCTTTGGATTGCTCAATTTCTTGGTCTATTTTTTTAATAGTGTTTTGAATTGTTTGTACCTCAACATCAGACAATTTATTGGCGGCTTGCTGATTTAATTCTAAAACCTTTTGCAAACGTTCCTTTTCTGCTTGCAAACGGAATTGAGTTTTCCGGGCTTCTGAATTTCTCAACAAATCAAACTCCGATTGTGCCAACGCTTGTTGTTGGTCGAATATCTGTAATTGCGCTTGCAAATATTCGTCCGCAATTCCGGCTCCCTTTGCGTCAAAACTTGCATTAATCGCCGCGGCGTCCTGCTGTTGCCCGGTCGGTTTCTGTTGGTTCTGTAATAATGCGGTTTGTCTTTCGTTTTCCAACAACTGCATCCGCAATTGTCTTTCCTGCTCGCTTCCCTCTTTGACTGCTTGCAAACGTAATTCAATGCTTTCTTTCTGTAACGCTAATTCCTGCAATTGTCGGTCTTGTTCGATTTTCAATAACGCCTCGGTTTGTTGCTGTTCCAACGCCGTAATTGTGGCGTTTATCGCTTGACGTCCGGTTTCGTTCAAATCCTTTTCGGTCTGCAATTGGTGTTGTAAATCCTCAATTTGGCGGGAATACTGATATTGCGTTTGTTGGCGACGCTTTGCCCATTCGTCGGTTTCCAACTGCAATTGTGCATCCTGCAATTTTCGGGTTGCTTCCAAATTCTTTTTGTATGCCGCCTCAATTTGTTTTGCTTGCTGTTCTGCTGCCTTTTCCGCATCGCTTTTACCCCTTGGCGTTACGGTTGGGTTCTGTGTCGTTACGGGCTTATTTTCTGTTTGTGGCGTCGGGGTATCTCCAACAGAAACCGGGATTGTTAACGGTTTTATTTTCTTCTGCATACCCTCTAAACCCTCTTGGAAATTTTCTGTTATGTCTTTAACTTGGGCTTTAACCAAATTCCCGTACGCTGCTGCATAATCTGCCAATCCTTTTTTTACGTCGTCAAAATCCAACGTAAACGCTCCCTTTAATGCGGTTCCGGTTGCTTTGACTATATCAATAAAGAATCCAAACAAATTTCCCAACGTATCAAATGTTGTTTTGAATCCGGCAACAATCCCATTCCAAATTGCACGTATTAAAACACTTTCATTGTATAACTCAATCAAGTAATTGACAACATCAATAACCCCTTTTATTATCGCCGTCAATCCTTGGTTAACAAAAACTTTTGCCTGCGTTGTCAACGTTTCAAAATTCCCTCCGGTTGCGTCAAACAACCCGGATAATGCGTTTTGCAACTCAATTTGGCTTTGCAATTGTTCCTCCTGCAATTGCGCCAAAACTCCGGCTTTCCCTTTTACTTCATCCATGTTTGTTGAAATATCTTTCAACGTGCGCAAATACTGCAATCCGGCGTCCTCTCCGGGCCCCCCGAATATATCTGCAATTGCAGCCCCGACCGTTGCCGCATTATCCGGCAATTCTGCCAATTTTGCGGAAACGTCTTGTATAACATCAAATGTCGTTTTGGTTCCGGTCTGCAAATCTTTTTGAACTTGTTCCGACGAAATACCAATACCATCCAAAGCCGCCGCCGTCGCCGTCGTCATTTCACGCAAACGCAAATTTGCCTCCTTAATTGCGTCAACGCCTTTGTCTGAAAAGATACCCATTTTGTTTGTTTGGGTAACAATTGCAACAAATTGGTCTGCTGATATTCCCGCCTCTTTGAAATATGCCGGGTATTCTTTCAACGTGTCTAAAAATTCCCCGTTCGCATCGCCTCCGGCTAAAAACCCATCCTTAACCAATTGCAATGCCTCATTTGCAGAAATACCAAATTGTTTTGATAATGCGTTTGTTGCAATCAATGTTTCCCGGAAATCTGCGTTGAATGAATCGGCGACGGCTTGCACCTCATTTCTAAACGCTTTCAAATCATCGCCACTTTTCCCGGTAAATTGTTTCGTCAATCTCGTTGCCTCAACTAACCCGGCGTTATAATCGTACCACCATTTAAACGCCGCACCCGCCGCCGCAATTCCGGCAATCGCCAAAAAAACCGGGTTTGAAAGTAATCCCAACAAAGTTTTTCCCAATGCTTTTGCCCCGTCGCCAATAGCTGTAAAAACGGCTTTACTTTCAGCCCCGCCACGTCCTAACGCCAAAAGACTTTCGCCAAATGCGCTATTTAAACCTAACGTTTCTTTTAATTTGTCGCCATACGCAATAATTGCGTCGGACGCCTCCGTATAATTTCCGACGTTCAATTGAAATTTCCCGGTTGCTTCCTGCAAACGTTTCATTTCTTCGTATATTTCTTTGGTTTGTGCAACCAATTTTCGCCCCTCCTCGGTGTTTTCCCGTTCGGCTTTAGTCATGTTGTTTAAATAAATCTTATTCAATGAATATTGCGCCGATAAACGGTTATAACTACCCTCGGCGGATTGATTTATTTTCACAATCAGTTTATTAATTTGGTTCGCTTCCTGCTGTGCCAATTTTAACTCGGCTAACTTTTTGGCGTTCTCGCTTTCTGCAAACGCCAAATCACGTTGCGCACGTGCCAAACGTTCCGCATCGTCTGCGGCTTTTTTGGTTGTCTTTCGCCCGTCCTCCGTTGCGCCGGAAACCTTTTTCAGAATCTCCGCCAATTGTATTGCCTCGGCTTTGATATTTTTCAGTGCATTTGTATAGGTGTCCGAAAGTTCATCCAATTGTTTTATCAAATCTGTAATCGAATTATCCGGACTTATTAAATCCGAATATTTGATTGGGTTGTTATTATCTGCCATACGCCGATTATTAAGTTATTTACGGGAAATTCCCCGTCTGTTGCATCTTCTTTTCTCAAACGTGTAATTTATCGCCTAAAAATAAAAACGCCGGAAATAGCCTTATTTTACCTTTTTTTGCTTGTTTGCTTTTTTGGCTTGTTCCTTGATATACTCAAATGCGTTGTAATATTCCAAAACGGTAAATTTCTTTGGGTCAACATGCAAATTTTGGGACAATATCAAACACATATTTTCAAATTGTCTGTCATGCCTAATTTCCACGCTTTCCGACCCGGTAAACATCTGCGGGTTGAAATAGGTTATCAACTCCGCCGTAATGTCGTCAATCTCTTTTGCGTCCGCCTCGGTTGCCCGACCGTCTATTATTGTGCGTAATACAACAATCGTTCTTTGTTTCAATTTATCGTAATACTCTTTCAATGTCGCATCATCGAACAACCGGGGAAAATACAAACGCAATTCATCGTCTATTTTTTTTTTAACCGCTTCCAAATGGGCGGTTATCTCTGAATTTGCAACGTCTTTAAAAAGACTCATTGTTTGTTGCAATCCATCATCTGACAAATCATTTCGGGGTTTACCATTTATTGATTTAACCAACACGGCAAAAGCCAAATGCCGGGGGGAAACCTCGGATTGAATGAAATATATGTTTTGGCGCATATTTTCCAACTCAACGGTTGCCATGTTTGGCGTTGGGCTGTTCAAATAACGTATTACCTTTTCAATATGTCGGTCAAAATCCGACAAATCGGAACCAACCCCGGCGTCAACCAAAAGCATTTTGTTATACTTGTGGAAACGCATAATTGGCAAATCCTCGATTGAATCATACAACTCAACGTTCATTCCTTTTATTTGTACATTCTTCATAATAAAACACGTGTTATCATTGTACTACAAAAGGGAACGCCCAAAAATGAGAGGTTCCCGGTAAATATCAACGCAAAGAAACAAATCAAAACGCACGTCCACCACGACAAACAGAAATCGCAATTAAACATCTTTGAAAAGAAATCGTTCCCGTGAATCTGTACCCATTCAATGACGCCCCATTTGCGTAATAACGTCAGCACAAAAGCCGCTATTAATGCGACAACAATAATGTTATAAATAAAATGTTCCATATCCTACAATTTACATGTTTCTCCAATACTCAATTCGCCCTCAAACCGGAATCCGCCGAACGGGTGCATTAAAAATTGGTTGTCTATTTCGTCCAAAGAAAACCCCCGGTAAATGTTTTCCGCCAATTCATAGACTTTGTTTATTTTATAGCCTCCATGACGCAACCAAAACCCGCCGTTTAATACGTCCAATATTTGACGTTTTAACGCCTCTTTGTTTCTGTTGCTTGCTTCGTTGAAAATCTTTCGATAATCAAACCAAAAGATAATCGAAAACGCCGTTTTTATCCCAATATCAACGCCGGGTTCCCAACTTATGTTTTGCGGGTCGTCAACCCAAAAAAAACAGAAATTACCAATATTTGCATCCGGCGTTACTTCCATATAATCGTTATTGCCGGAATAAACATTTGGCGTATAATATCGCTTTTGGTTCCCGTTGTATTTAACAAGTCTTTCCGCCCTGCCAAATGCAAAATCCAACCACGGCAAATTATCAACCAATCCGTTTTGCATGTTTCCAATTATCCGGTCTAACAATTCCGGGTTGTCAATAACCGGGGCTTTTACATTATTTGCCATAAATTTGTTTTTTTGTTTCTGCCATTAAATCCGGGAAAATATATTTCCAAATCAATATTGAAATATTTTCGTCGGTTAAACCCAATATTTGACGACCGTATTTTTTTATTAAATCCTCTGTTTTAAAGTCAGACGCTTTAATTTCAAATTGTTTGTCGCCAAGCTCTAAATAAAAACTACTTTCAAAATCTCCCTCATCCCGTAACGTTACCCGGTTTGTCGGCTGTCCCTTAGCCTCTTTAATTGCGATTGTTACGGGGCTGTATGGTGCATAATCCGAAATTTCGACGCCCAAACGGTTAATACCTTGTTCAAACAATTGTTCCTCGGCGTTCAAATCAACTATATATGCCTCATTGTCCCATATAATGTTTTGTATTATCCGCCCGGACGTCAAAGCCTCGTTGAAATCCGCAACCCTTTTTCGCAAATCGGTTATCCGTTTCATAAATACAACTTTTACATGAAATTATATACAACTTTCCCTTTGAATTATATAATTACACGGTTCTGTATCTTACCCCACGGTTATTGCAGGCTAAACAGATACGGTCTAACCCTTGCGTATCTATTTGCAACGCCTCATAAGACTTTTTAAGGTCGTAACCTAAACCGCCGGGACGAACGCCGGACGTGTTGCCGTCCAACTCATACAAAATATCCATCCGGGTTGCGTTTGATTGATTGCGGTTAACCCTTACGTTGGGGTTCATTGCCAACGTCCGCAATGCAATTGCAGCAACTTGTCTTTGTATTACCGTTTGGAAAATCTGCCTTTGGGAAATAATGAAATCCGTTAAATCGCATCCAATAGTAATTTCGCAATTCAGCCCGTAATTTTGGGTTCGTGTGTACATCGTGTATGCAATATCCCACAACTCCGGGTATTCTGCGAACGTTTCCGGCGCATTATACATAAACGGCGTTACTTGCAAATACTTTGTCAATTCTCGCCAAACCTCAACGGAACCCATGTTGCACGTTCCGCACGGCTCCCGGCTCCAATCCTTTGATACGTTAATTGCTTCCATTCCGGCGGGTAATTCGTCTTGATTGTAGCAAAGGAACCACGACCCCCCGGCGTTGTTCTTGTCGCTTATATACGGCAAATAACAATCAGTTAACGGGAACCACTGAAAACCGCCATTTGTAACGGTAAAATTCAAATCAAAAGTCTTTATTGGGTCTATCTGCGACGAATGAAACAAATACATTCTAACAACCCCGGTTCCCCCGGTCATTTGCAAACCTATCTTTTCAATTTTCGCCGTCACTCCCATTGCACGAACCGGGACAATTTCAAATCCTACCAACTTATGATTGTTTTGCAACGTCGCCCGTATGCGTCCGGCACCATCAAAGAACGTTCTGCGTTCTAACAAATTGCGTGTTTCTTTATCCAACTGCTTAATTTGGGTAAATGTCTGAATTGCGGTTGCAATCCCGTTGCGTGTCATTCTTTCCAAAAAGTCCGAAAGAATGTTGTATTTGCTCCAAAACAAAGAATCTTCCGTTGGTTCCTCTCCTACGTTATCCGCTTTCGCTTTCCAAAACAATTTGTTCCCGTTTGTATCATTACCATACTGCACAACCTTGTTTTGTTTCCATTGCGTCAGCGCATCCCATACGGGGTATTGTATTCCCCAATCATCCGGCATAATCGCCTCCATATTATCCAACGTCAAAAGCGGGTGCGCACCTTGAAAATACAACCCACTTTCCGTCTGCGTTAAATTGTCGTCTATCGCCTTTGCCGGGTCGTATGATTGCTCCCACCCGCACACATTTTTTAACGCTTCGCATATTTCATTTATTCTTATCATAAAAACGCTCATTTATTTCCCATATTAGGAATTAAGATTGCAATAAATAAGGGGGCGGGGATAACCACCCCGTCCCCTCGGTTAAATAATTGTTCCGTTTTCCGGCTTATGCGCCTGCACCTCCGGCGGGAAATTCCCCGGCGTTGGTTACATATACAGGCATACCCAAAGGTACATTTTCCGCACGTGCTGCAATCTGCGCTTTGATAATCGGATTTGCAACGGTTGTTGGGTTGCTGTTGTAAGCAATTACAAACGCAACGTCTGCGCTAAATCCAAAATATTCTTTCACGTTGCAAGTCATATCGGCACTCGCTGCGCCTGCTGTCTGTGACTGGTCGCCAACTGCTGTGTAATAGTGCGAACCAACGGGCAAATCAATGTACGGCAAACGTACAACGTCCCATTCGTGGAAATTCGCACGGGTGCGGTTCAACGCCTCACGGTCAACACGTGTTAAAACGCCAACGTTACCATCCTCTACGGCAAAGAATGTGCCGTTTTTGCTAGCTTCATTTACGACGTTGTTTGTATAATGGAACACTTTATTTTCGTATTCCATACGCTTGTTTACGTCGTTATAAATACCGTGCTGTGCCAATTTTTTAATAAGGCTGTCAATTCCGGCGTTACCTACGACGTGAACCAAACTCGGATGACAATTTGCACGCATAATCGGGTTAATATCGCCCATAATTTCGGTTGCCATCTGCGTTGGAACCTCAATAACGTTTGCAGCGAAATTGTAATTCAACTTGTCTTTCAATACTTGGGTTTTTCCTGCCTCCAACGCTGCAACGGCTGCTTGGTCTAACGAATTTGCAAACGCTCTGCAAACCTTTTCCATTTTGCGGTTGAAATCGTGGTCATACGAAATTTCGTTGTTCATATACAACGTTGGCACCATTGTAAAGCCGACGGAATATGTCGCCCAAACCACGGTATAAAGTGCGGACGTGTTTTCATCGTCCGGGATAACACACGTACGAACGTTGCTAACCGTAACGTCGCCATCGTAATTGATAACCGGAACTTGTACCGTATTTCCGATTGAGGCAAACGCACGTTCACGCAATTTCGGGGACAAAATGGAATTTCCGGCGTTGGTCTGTTCAATGAAAAAATCCAATGCGCCATACTCGCACGGGCGGGTCATATTACGGTCTAACTCCGGGTTTTCTACTCGCCAATTCTGTAATCTTGTTGCAATTAAACTCATAGTCTTTTTATTTTAATTTGTTATTAAATGCGGGTTTACCCATTACCCGGTTATCTCTCCGGCAATTTGTTAATACTATTTTCCTGCCAAACCTTTCTCATATCTTCGTCAAACTCTTTGGAACCTACCGTTTTACCTTGCGCCATCAATTGTTTTGTAATAAGTTCGTACGCCTCTGATTGCGTTTTGGCTCCGCTTACGTCCAATGTAATTCCGCCGCCTCCGGCACCGCCTGCGGGCATATTTGTGCCGCCTCCTGGCTGTTGTCTTTGCTGCTCCAATACTCCCATCGTTTCCAATTCTTTTGTCAGCAACTCGGCAGGCGTGAATGGGTTCAACTGATTGTTTGGATTGCGCATAATTGCGCCGCTTGCATCTTTGAACGCCAAAACCTTTCCGCCGTTTCCGTCGTCTATATATTCCGGGTTCATGCCTTTTACTTTTTCGCTCGCCTGCGCCAAAATAACCTTTGTTACGCTTTCCGGGAATCCTGCTTTGAATTTAAGCCCGGCGGCGGCTGTCTGCAATGCGTTGTCAATTCTTACTCCGAACAATTCTTTTTCGTGGTTTGCCTTTTCTGCCTCATACTTGGTTGTCAACTCGGTAAACTGCGTTGTCACGTTCTGCAAATCTGCTTTTGCCTGCTTCAATGCTTTCACGGTTTCCGCATCTGCCGCACCATCGGCAATTGCCTTTTCCAAACGGGCTTTTTCCTTGGTCAATGAATCAATCTGCGATTGCAGCCCGGTTGCGCCATCGGCTTTTATTTTCATTTCCCCCATTACACGTTTTGCGTAATCATACGTTTTTTCGGTTCCATTTTTAGCGATACCGGAAACCGCCAAAATATCGGCATCCAAAGCCCCGTAAATTTCGCCCGTTTTCTTGGCAATAACGCTGTTTTCGTCATTCTGCGATAATGTTGTTATCGCTGTAATCTGTTCGTCAGACAATCCCGACAAAGCCGCATTTGCAACTAAAATTTCTCTCGTTAACATAATATTCTTACCCTTTGAATTAATTAAGTGCGATTGCTTCTACTGTTTCGCTGTTTGCGTTAATAATATCAATTGTGTATTTTGGGGAATCCCCGGTTGTGTCAACCAACCAACTAACAACACGTGCATGGCTGATTTTCTTTTCAACCTCTTTTGTTACCAAAATAACGTCGGTAATTGTTCCGCCCTCAATACATTCAATCAACTTTTTCTTTGTGTCGCCGTCCAATGCTGCGGCGGTTGTGGTTACTTCAATAACCAAATTGTCTTGCTGTGCAATCTGTGCCATATTCGTAATTTTTAATGGTTAAACATTCTCGTTGTTTTCCGGGCTATCGCCTGCCGCTTCCTCTGCTTCTGCTGTTTTTTCGGCTTTTGGTTTTCGTCCGGCTTTCTTTGGTTCTGCTGGGATAACTCCGGCGGCTGTCAGTTCTGCAATAATTTCGGCTTTCATTTGTTCACGTTCTGCCGCCTTTGCTTCTGCTGCCGCCTTTTCTGCTGCTTCTGCCTTTGCTCGTTTGCTGGCTTCAATCTTTTCTTTGTTCGCTGCCTCCCAAACGTTCGGGTCGTGCATAATGTCAACTTTATAACCCATTTTTCGCAAATTGTGCAATCCGAATGTTTCAAAGAACTTTTTTCCGAAAACCTGCATACGTGGTCGTGAAATTCTTTCGCCCGTTTCTTGGTTGAATTTTACAACCTCAATACGACAATGATAAAAACTTTCTTCCCCTTTTGGAACAATGAAATTTTCCGGGGTAACGTCCAACAATCCGACGTCCTTTGTTTTACCCTCTGTTTCTGCTTTCACTCGCATAATCATAAATTTTTTTTGTTATTACTTCAATTTTCTTGGAAAATGGTATTTGGCTGCCAAATTCCAAAACGTTTGTATTCTCACGTTCAAACCTACGCACAAAATTAGCGAAATTCAATTTAATGCGCAATTCATCCTCGGTAATTAGTTGTTTTTCGTACAATTCTAATACTTCCGGACGTGTCAAATGTCGGTACGGCTCCAATTCTGCCAACACTAACATACGTTGCATTTGTATTGGGTCGTGTCTGTACTCCGTTTCGATAATCTGATTTTGTAGCGCATCTAATTCCCCCTCGCTTGCTCCGCTTTCTTTCGCCATCTTATAACGTTCTCGCAATTGGGTTGCATCAGACAAATAAAACTCGGTGCCATAATTGATTTTTGCCGAAATGAACATTGTTCCATAACGCAAACGGCAAACGGTTTCGTCAACGAACTTTTGCGCCGCCTCAAAGCCTTTTTTTACTCGGTTTAATACCGTGCTTTGGCTTTCAAAATTGGCTTTAATTTGCTGTTCATTTAATGCTTCACGGGTTGTTATTTCCTCGTTGGTACCAACAACCGCCGTAATTATGTTTGTACGCAACCGTTCTTCCTCGCTAACGTTATAATCCAAACTATTACGGTCAACGGTCAACATCTGAACCGGGTTGCGCAAATCCGGCTGTTTGTCGCCGTCCGGTACCGGAATTTCAATGAATGAACCAACCCCGACAATTCGTTTATCTCCGCATTTCGGGCAACGCATCAATAAACCCGCTTGGTCTAATTTATAATAGCCTTGTTTATCTTTCAAAAACCCGCCGTCGCAATAATCGCCGTTTTCGCCGTTCGTAAAATCGCAACTTTGTTCATATCCGGAATAAATCGGGTACGACCCGTACATATCCAAATTTTTCTTTGATAAATGATAAAAAAGGAACCAATCTAAACTTTCCAACTCGGTTGTTAACGGGGACGCCTTAACGTCCGGTTCTCTCAAACTCAATGGTTCGTTCCAAAAAAAACGTGCTGGGCAATATCCCAAATCGTGCGGGCTATCAATCAGCAATTCGCCAATATTGCCTTTTTCCTCGGTAAATACCCGGTATCGTTCATCGTCAATTACGGCAATACGGTTGTCGTCCTGCCGGAATATTATCCAACGCATAACGCCCGTTGTTTTGTCTGCCTTGTATGAAATAACGTGTTCTATTGGCAACCAATAAAAGTACGGTTGCGGGTAATTATCGCCGGGGGATTGCTCTTTTGGCAAATCAACAATTAATACGCTGTTAATTTCGGTTTTGAAATATTCCCATCCCTTTGTGCTCCAAATTTCGGGTTCTTCCAATACGTGTTGTCTGTAATACTCCCAATCGTCCCTTTGTTCGCTGTTCATAAACTGATAATTGAACGCCGGGTTACGACCGTCAAAAATGCGGCTCAACTTATCAAAACAAACGCCCGTTACCTCGTTTGTCTTTACGGGGTAACGGAACAATGTTTTGAACACTTTGAATTTGTCTGCGGGTATAAGGTTTGAAACATAAGCCAAAAAATCGGTCACGGGTTGCGTAATGTATGGCGTCAACGCCTTTTCCGCATGAAATCGTATGCGGTTTTGGTGGTAAATCGCCCTACTTATCGCCGCTTTGTTCCGTGGCTCCGTTATCTGCTTTTTTATTTCTCTTATATCTAAGCCCATTTTCTTTGTCAAATTCAAATTTACTATTTTCCGGTAACTGCCAACCGCCGTTATTTGGCATTTTTAAAAGTCTTTCGGCGTGGCTAACTTCAAAATCTCGTGTCGTTTTCAATGTTTCATTTTCCAACGTCACTATTGTTTGTTTACCCTGCTGCATTTTTTAAGTCTGTTAGCGGGTTAAAATCTTCCGGTACGATAATCGCCAAATCATCCGACCAATTAGGTAAAAACGTCCATTGTATTGCGTTGCTATCGGGTGCCTCAAATCCTCCCAATGTTTTATCCCCGATAAACAAAGAACGAATTGGAATAGGATAATGCGTTGTTGCTGTTGTCGGGTCTTGCAATGCACCAATTGCGCCGTTTTCATCAAACAAATAAACCCCCAAATTTTGGGAATCGCTTTCACATTGCAAATCTTTCAATGCTTTAATCAGTGATTGCGGCATTTTACGCATAACCGCCGTAAATGGGGTTGGCTCACGTCCAATAATTTCTTCAATACCGCCCAACGTTTCGTTTCCTCCGCCGAACGTACGGGGTGCGCCTGCTTCTGCTGTCGGTGCTTGGATATACGGGGAGACAACAACTTTCGTGTCGTCATCTGCCGATAACAACGGCGTCCATGACGCTTTTTTCCCAATACCCGCCGACGTGGTAAATGAATTTTTTTCTCCGGTGCTTTTATACAATCTCTGAAACGCTACTTTCTGAATCTGTCCGAAACTCTCGGCACACGTAAAGTTTGGAATGTTTGGCAACGCTGCTGCTGCCGGGCATTTACAAATAGCCATAATCTTAATTTTTTAACGTTAAAACTTTTGTTATTATCTCCGGGGGCTAACCCTTTGCCCCATTACTTATTGCAAAGTTATAATATTTTCGGCTAAATCCTTGCATATATGAAATAAAATGCTAATTACGACGTTTAATGCCCCTTGTTGCTTGGCTGTATGGTCTTGTATCGCCGTCCGCCAATTCCTTTTCATATATTCCGGTCAAACCGTCCTCCGGGTCGTCATGCTCATTTGCTAGGAAATCACGCAAAAACCCGGTTACGTGTTCATGTATCTTTGGAAAACGTTCCTCCCATCCTAACGGCATTATGATTTGGGCGTTGACGCTTGCCGAATTTGTTATAATGCGGCTTTCCTTGTTGGCACCTTGGTAAAATGGTTCGGAAATCGCTTTTATCTTTTTACGTATCAACTTTTCAAACCCGGCACCGCCGTTGTTACTTTCAATCCATGCTTTTTGCGTTCCACAACGGTTTATCATTTCCGGGACGGTAACGGATGTTACTTCTGTATTTTCCTGCGTAAATACCATGTCAGTAATTAGCGCATACAAAATCGGTTCAAACCGTTTCTTTTGTTCGTTCCATGCCTCATTACCGGATTTGTAAACGTCATAACACGCCGAAAATGTAAAGTCGTCGCCCTCGTCTGCCACGTCTGTATAATTACCACTACGCACGAACGTTCCCCATTCTGATTTGTCAACGTACGTTCTGAACGGGTTCCGGTACAATCTACCCTCTGCGCTTCCGGGGTTTCCTTGGTCTAAGCATTGAAATTGTATTGGGTCTAACGCTCTTTCACGCTCCAATTTTGCCCGGCTGTGCATACTCTCCCATAAAGCCGCCCCCGGTTCCCTTGGGTCAATCTCGTTTGGTTCCCCGGTTTTCAACGCTTCAAAGTTTATGCGAACCCATGCACCATCCGGAATATTTTTAATGCTGTCCCAACTTTTAATATCAATAATCTTTTCGCCTCCCTTTTCAATCTTACCAATCAAATCCTCCTCATGCCATCGGGTAAATACAATCAGTTCTTGCGATTTATTGTGCAAACGCTTTTTTACAACGGTCGTGTACCATTTCCACGCCGCATTGCGTACAATCGGGCTGTTACCCTCTGAATAATCTTTATAAACGTCGTCCATAATCATAACGTCAACGGTCTTTGATGTCAACGCACCGCCACGACCTACAACACGCAACGAACCCTTATGCCCAACCATTTCTATAACGTCAGAATTTCGTAAATACGTGTTTGCCATCGTTACCACATTTGAACCGTTCAAAAAGGTTTTCGGAAATATTTCCCGATATTTTGGGGTGTCAATTATTCGTTGAACGTCCCGGTTAAAATCCCTTGCAATTGTGGCGGCATACGAACCAATACAAATTTTTGTGTCCGGGTTCAATCCCAACATAAAAGCGGGTAATTTTCGGCTTGAACCCTCCGATTTTCCGTGCTGGGGCGGCATTTGCACAATCATTTTTTTTATTTCCCCGTGGGCGAACTTATCCAATAGCGTATAATAAACGACGTGGAACGGTTCTAAAGTCAAATCCGGTTGCATGTACCGGGCAAAGTTTATCAGCCTATGGCGTGCCGCCGCTTTTACTATCTCGCCGGGGTTGTTTTTCAATGCTGCATACATTTTAAGCAATTGTTCTTTATCCATTTTGTTTAATTCTTAAAAATAGACCATATATTTTTGTCTTACCCCCGTATTTTTTCTGACTTAAAAACCGGGAATCTTAAAAAACAACCAATTTATTGTTTCATTTTCCATTTGTCGCACGCTTTTTCCGAACGTATTATACTGCGATTTTCGACAAACGAGCATTTTAAACAAATTGGGTTCCCGTCCATATCCAAATTTGAATGGTCGTAATAATATTTACCCCAACCACAATTCCCGCACGTGTGTACGGGTTTCGGTTCATCTTTTTTCTTGATATTATTCTTTGTTGTTCGTACCATCGTCAATTACTCCTTTTTCTGCTAATTGTTTTTTATATTCTGCTGTTTGCAATTTATCGGCGACCGCAAACAACAAATCCTCCGGTATTGCGGCAACATCATATTTCGGCGCATCGCTATTTGTATTTTCTTTCAATCCCGGTATATCAACTTTTATTGGCGCATCAAATCCCAACATCTTTGCCCGGCGTTGCTGTACATTCAAAAGCAAATCCAAAAACCGGGGGTTTCCGGCGGACGTTTCCGTTGTGGTTTCCTCATACCCGTAATATTCCGGGTTGTCGCCATCCTCCAACACTTTACGGGGCTTTGCGTTCTGTCTGTTTTTCTCTCGCAATTTCCCGGTCTTTGAACGTTCCCACGCCTCCCACAATTCAACCTCCATTTTATCCAACTTTCGCAATTCCTGCGTAACGTAATCGTCTATATTTTCCATACGTTCACGTTTCCACTCAATTAGCAATTGTTGCATATCCCAATATACCATTTGTTTTGTTATGGTATAACCGACGCCACGCCGGGCGTTTTCCTCATTCAGTCTTTCCGAAATCTCCCTATACGTGTAACCACGTAAAAACAGATTTGAACAAAAAGCCAAATCAAACTCCCTTTGGTCTTTTGTTCGTTTGCACATTTTCGGGCGTCCGCCCCTTTGTCTTTTACTTGCTTCCATTTTTCAAACCTTTTTATAACAGCAAAGCTCCGGTTATAATTCCGGGGCGTTTTTTATGCCTTATATATCTTGTACCATGTATTTGTATGAATAATTATCTTTGACGGTTCCCCGTCCTTTTTTATGGTTCTTATATCATACGAAAAATCTCCATAATCATTTGCATATATTTTTTCAATTATTCCGCTTCTGTTTAGGGTAAATATAACTTTTTCGTCTACCTTGAAAGGACAATTTGCAGCATTATAGCTTTCTACTGCTTTTTCCCTTTCTTTATCATTAAACTGCAAAGCCTTTTCCCTTATATGGTTTAATTCTGCCATTCTTTTTACGTATGTTTCTTTATCCATGTCTTTTTATTTTTCTGTTGGTAAATCTACGGTTAACAATACGGGTTGCAATGGTTGGTTAAACGTCAGCATTGACAAATGTATTGTTCCGGTTTCTTTTACTCTCTCCAATTCTTCCGGGGATAACTGCCATTTGGTAATTATAAGCCCCTGCGGGTCATTAGGGATTTTCATTGCAGGTAACGGCATGTATTCCGGTTGGTCTTTTGCAAATACTACATTCACGCCGGGAAATTCAACGGGTTTCATTGCCTTGCTCCTTTCTTGGTTTCTTTCTAAACTTACGTTTCTTTTCCGGTATCTCAATACGGTGTATCTCAACACGTGCGCCAAAAGCCTTTGCCAACTTTCCGGCAACTTCTTTTACTTCTTCCGGTATATCATTTTGAGGCTTTCCCGACGCATCGGCGTTTATCTGTTTTAGCAATCCGGCGATTGCTGTTTTTTCCTCTTTGTCCGTTGTCGTCTTGAAACGCTGAATCAGATTTGCAATTGGTTGCGTTCTCATAAAGTCAGCACATTTAAAACGGTCTTTGCAAATATTGCAATCATCCGGGTAATTGTGTTTTGCATCCTGCGAACTCTTTTCGTCTGCCTTTCTGAATCCGTGCCATTCGTTACGGTGGGCGATTGCTTCCGAAAATACCGCCATCGCATCAAAGCAAACTTGGGTTAAAATATAGTCCGGGGTATCTCTCATTTCTTTTTCCAAACTGTGTTTATTAATAAGTTAGGTTAGTTCTTGTTTAATAAGTTCGGTTAGTTTTTGTTTAAAATTCTTTTTCATACGCTTAAACTTCTATATGTTCAACTTTTGGTAACTTCTTTATGTATTCCAACATCGCCGTTTTGCTTTCCTCGGTTTCGTCGGTTCTGTTTATTACCAACTGAATAACTTCCAAAAGATAATCGCTATCAATACACGCATTATCAACGTCGGTAATATCGTACATCGGTTCTGTTATTTCCTTTGTGGCTTTCAACAAATCCTTTGATAACTTTGCGGCTTTCTTGAACCTCATTTTTTCGTCCCTCTGAAAACATTTTCCCAATTTGCCCAATTTGCTTTCCGCATCAATTGCGCACGAATTAGCCATGTCAGCCAAAAGATATGCCGTATTTGTAAGGAACAACGCTTTTTTTTCTTAATTCTTCTTTTTCTTCGTTTGTCATAGTCTTTTGTTAAAACGGTTCTCAAAATGTTTGTATTGTTCGGCGGTTTCCTGCTGCATATTACCGCAAACCGGGCTTTCCGGTTTGTTGTGTGGGTGTTTGCGCATAAATTCCGGGTTTTTCTCACGTCCTGCAATTTTAGTATATGCCATTTCCTGCAATTCCTTTTGGCTATACCCTAATAATGCCGCAATATGGAATAAAACAACGTTTACATCCGCCAATTCGTCGATAATATCATGCGTTCCGGGATTAATTTCGTTTATTTCTCTTTGCGTTTTTTCCCTGCTTAAATATCTTTCAAACGCTTCAAACAATTCGTTGTATTCCTCGGCTAATTTTCCCAATCTCTTTTCTATGTTCCTGCCGAAAAGTTTATTCATCTTTTCAAACAATCGCTTTTCGTCAAAGTTCAATCCGGCGGTATTGGCGTCTTTTTCTTCAAAATTAGCCATAAACGTTTGCATATCCATTTTGCCAAATTTTCCGTCCGGTGCCAATACAATAAAATTTCCCTCCGGTACGTCCAACATTACGCCGTTTTCGGTCGGGAATGAATAAACCGCCAAACCGCCGGGCGTTCTCGGAATCTGCATTGTTCCGCCTCCGGTAAAAATCTGCAATTTTTCCCAATTATCACGCTTTACGGGTAATGCACGAACTTCTAACAATCGGCAACAATAAATATCCCCGGCGGTTTCGTCCGGCATACCTAAATTTGTGCGCAACTCATTTGGCAAATTTTCCGCCCCTTTTTCGTACTCAATAAAGAACGTCGCACCTCGCAAAAATATTTCTTCCCTTATATGTTCCACGGATCGCACCCTCATTCCATAACGACCAATAACCGCATCAATTGCGGCTTCAACAATATATTCGTTTCTGTCGTCAACGTACATTCTCATTTCAAACAATTCTGCCTTTTCGGTAATTTCCGGTTCATGCCCGGTAACACTCTTTACCATCAGAACTGTTTCCACATCAAACGGGGTTAATTTACTTTCTTTCATCGCTCTTTTGTTTTTTATATAATAACGTTTTTAATCCATTCATTTTTTTGAAATATATTCTTTTGTTGTCTGTTCGTCCGTATTCGTCGCAAAATTTGGAACATTCTTTTCCATCTATTGCGCAAAGACTACAACGCCATTTTGGGTATATATTTCCGGGTTCATTTGCAATTTCTTCTTTTAGCTTCGTCCATCTTTCAGCAACTACAACAGAACCCCGGTAAACTGCACGTTCTCCGGGGCTGTATTGCCTATCGGTGTCAAACGGTTGTGGTTTCTTTATTCTCATTTTCTATCGAACTAACCAACAAATCCAAATTTTCCTCTGTTCCGGAAATTGAAATTCTTGCTTTCCCTGCTCCCATTACCGCCAATTCCGTAATTGTGCAATCATATTTGCCTGCGGATTTTTGAAACTTTGCCGCCTCATTTAATGGCAATATTTTTGTTATCTCTTTCATCGCTCACGTTTTTAGTATTTTACATTACAAAGTTAATAATTTCTTTTGGTTTTTATCCATATCAGCCGGAAACCAACGGAAAAACAAAGCAATTTAATTTCAATATCTAAATAAACGTCATGTCCTTTTACGCCCTCAACCATAACTCCGGGCGTCAAATAAAATTGCTTATACTTCCACAAACTTTGCAGATACAAATAAAACCCGATACCTCCAATATGGAATCCGATTGTTTTCATTTCTCTATCTGTTTTTTTATCTGTTCCCAACTCTTTTTGTCAATTACCATTTTCCGGGGGTATTGTATTATTTCGCCCTTGGTATATACGAGATTATAGATACCCAATTGCCCCTTAATTGGCATTTCAACAACACGTCTTGGGTTGCGCATCATCCATCCGAAACCCTTTGTTATTTTTGCCCTCTTTTCCTTTGGAATCCGGGTGTTTTCCCAATCCTCCGGCGTAAACTCTTTTATCGGCTTCACGTCGTACAACTCAACCAATCCCAAAGTAACGCCGCTTTCCATTCCGGGATAAACCGGTTTTGCCGACGAACAAATAAGAACGTCGCCACGGTATGACGTTTTTTTGCTTCTAACTTCAATTGATTTTCGCCCGTAAACAACGCCGTTTTCGTCTTTGTATGCCGCCGTTACCAAATCATTTGCGTATGGATGTTTGACGGTCAACGCACGCCAACGGTCGTGTTTTTCGGGGTCATATTCTTTGCTATTAAACTGCATAACTTTATTTTTTATCTTTCCCGGCGGGTTCCTTGTAATGGGCAAAACCAATTGGTCGTATCGGTCCGGCTCCGGAACGGCTGCGTCCTCCTTATTGTATTCAAAAGAAACAATAACCGTTCGCCCCTTTATCCGTGTCCCAATCAGCCGGGAACCCTCCGGGATTTGAATTTTAATTTCGTTCCTCATTCTCAAAATGGCAAATCATCTTTGTCTTGGTCGGGAATTGGCGGCGGCGGTGTTGGTGCGCCTCCCTGCTGCGTTGTTTGTCCGTCTTTCTTTGGCGACAACATCTCCATATTATACCCGTAAACTTCCGTAACGTATCTTTTTACGCCGTTGTTGTCCTCATAACTGCGGGTTCTTATTTTCCCCTCAATATAAAGTTTATCGCCCTTTTTTACATACTCTTTTGCAATCTTTGCCAATCCATTTTGCAAAACAATATTGTGCCATTCGGTGCGCTCCGGTACTTCTGTACCATTTGCCGTTTTAAATGCTCTGTCAGTTGTCGCCAACGTGAATTGCGCAACCGAACCGCCGTTGTCGAAATCTTTATACTCCGGGTCTTTTCCGACGTTACCCATTAAAATAACTTTGTTTACACTCATAGAAATATAGCTTTAAAAATCCAACTTCCAATACTCCATAACGTCCAAATGTATGACGCAACCGTTAACGCCACGAACGTATAAAATACAATTTTATATCCGGTTTGTTTTTTGATTTTCATCTACTTAAATTTTACGCCATCCAACAAATATTCTTTTTTCATATCCGACCATCCGGCGGCATGATTTATCGCTTTCCGGTCGTCGTCGTAAACAAATCCAACTATCCAACCGCCGACGTTTGATTGTTTTATTAGTCTTACCAATTTACCGACGAAAAAAGAACGGTATCGGTAATATGCTGAATTTTCACTAACAAACAAAACCCGTCTTTCTGCATTTATTTCGGGCGGATTTTCGATTTGCGGGCGTTTCTCCCTTTCCGGGTACCTTTGTACCCTTTTAAAATCATTTTGGATTGAACGGCGGGAAATTGCCCCGTAATCGGGTGTTCTTTTTTTCGTCCTCATATTTTCAAACTTCTGTATTCGTTTTTAAGCAATTCAATAATCCGGACGTTGCCCGGATATATACGCATTTTCGTTTTATCCCCATTCTCCCAACATGAATGATGTTCAAAACATAGTATATTTATATTTCTTGCATCATGCGCCATTTCGGGAAA